CTTCTCATCGTCGATTGTCTTATAACCCATGGACGGTAACATTTCCACCGCCGGTGTTTCCACCTCGGGCCCGGGGCCCTCATCGTCCGACATGTCAGAGTTGGACTCCTCCGGGTCCGCGTCGGAATCACTGTTGGGGACCTCGCCCCTGTTTGACATTCCCAGGAAACTTGAGGGATCGACGTCCTCCTCTGCCTCGAACCTGGCCTTGGCCTTCTCGATTTTCTTCATGGTCTTGTTCCTACGCTTGAGGTTCCTCTGTTGTACTTTCTTTCCGGCATCAAACACCACACCCCCCTCGTTATCTGATTCACCGAGGGCCATCATGATCCCGTCGTCCTCGTTGGTAAATTCTATTTCCAGATCTGACATTTTCTCCGTATACATAATAGGGAGATTTCTTTAATTGATATTTCACGCACCCACGGAAATAAAAAAAAATTCTAATTGTATACTAAATGAAATACCTGCCCCTCATTGTTGCCCTCATCGTACTGGTCGGCTTAACTATATACAATCGATCGATGTACGAACTGGCCCCGCTGGAGGTCGAGGGTACGACCGACCCCTCCGGACTGTGGACCCTGAAGCACGACCTGAACTGCACAGGAGGGGTGGGCGAGGACAACAACGGAATGTACTCCTCCAACCGGGCTCCGGGGGGATTTTGCAATACGGGCGCATTCGTCCGGGATACCCAGATGTACTCCATCAAGGATGGAATCGGTGGGAGCCTCCTGACGAAGTAAGTTAAAGGGTGGGGTGCATTTATAATATAACCATGGAGAGCATCCTCAATGACATGATGCTCAAGCTAGACAATCTTGAAAAGGAGGTGAAGAATATTCACAAGTTCGTGAAGAAGATCGAGAGGGACTCACAGGATCCGACCGGGTCCAAGAAGGCCGAACGCAAGAAGAACTCCGTCTACCACAGGGAGTGTAAGATCTCCAGGGAATTTGCCGAATTTGCGGGACTTCCCCCGGATCACGTCACTACTCGCAAGGAGGGTCTCGCGATCGCGAACGCCTACGTGAAGAACAACAACCTATCGACCGGTACGAACATCGCCGCCGACGATAGGCTCGCTGCCCTCCTATCACCCAGCAAGAACGGGAACAAATTGACGTTTCTCACCATGAATTCCCGATTGAAGCATCATTTCCTGATGGAGTAAAAAAATGCACCGAGGATTAATCGTGTAGTATAATAAAATGTCCTTTACTCAGGAGGAACTCGAAAAATTTCTTGGCTTTCGCGTAAATTCGTTTGAGATTTACGCAAAAGCTTTCACACACAAGTCCAGGTCGCTGGAGGTGAATCAAAACGTCAGCGAGTCCTACGAGAATCTCGAATTCCTGGGTGATGCGGCCCTCGAGCTGATTGTCGTTAAATATGTCTATGACACGTTCGGGAACAAGAAGAGGGAGGGATCCCTGACGCAGATGAAAGCTCGAATCGTTCAGGGCAAGACACTCTCCTCCATCGCGATGAAAATAGGAATTCCCAAGTACATCCTGATGGACGAGAAGGGCTACGAGAAACAGTGGAATTACAATCCCTCCATCATGGAGGATGTCATGGAGGCCCTCCTGGGCGCGATTTACCTCGACAGGGGTCTGATCACCGCCAGGGACTGGTTCCTGGGATTACTCCTCAACCCAGACATATTTGACATGAGAACCATATTCCACAATACAAACTACAAGGACGTCCTGATGAGGGCACTGCAGGCTCGGGGGTGGGCCTTGCCCGAATATCGTCAGGTGGAGCACAACGAATCGAGACAATTCAGGGTCGCTGTTTTCGTCCAGGGTAATCAGCTGGGGATTGGGAGGGGATCCACGAAGAAGGCGGCCGAACAGGAGGGAGCCTACTGGGCGATACGTCGGCTCGAAAAGATGGAAAATGTTGAACTTCTTCAGCGCAAAAACAATCACCAGTTAAAGATAGCGGGCACATCTAATTAGAGGAGGATGCATCCGGTCGTGAAGAAACTGTTGGGTGAACCCATAATTGAACAAAGAACGGAGGCGTGGTTCGCCCTCAGGAAGGACGTCTTGTCCGCCTCGAATGTCGGCCAGGCCCTGGGGGTGAATAAGTACTCCACTGCCGACACCCTGGTGGCTAAATACTGCGGATTCAAGGAGGAGTTTTCTGAATTCGGAAAGAGGGCGGTGGCCCACGGAAATAAATATGAAAGAGAAATATTGGAGTTGCACCAGGAACTCCTGGGGGAGAAAGTGTATGAATTCGGCCTGAAGAGACACGACATCCACGAATGGCTGGGGGGGTCACCCGACGGCATCAGCGAGAGCGGCATCCTCTGTGAATACAAGGCACCAATCTCCCGCAAACTGGAGCACGGTAAGGTGCCAGAACACTACATGTGCCAGGTGCAGATGTTGCTCGAGGTATTTGACCTGGAAAAGGCCGAGTACCTGGAATATCGTCCCAAGGAGTTGACGTTCCCCGACCCCCCAGAATTGAATAGGGTCTTCATTACCAGGGATCGGGATTGGTTTGCTAAATCTTTCCCAGTTCTGAGGGCCTTCTGGGATAAGGTTCTGGACTATAGGACGCGCGGAGATGAATGGAAGCAACTTCTGCCGCCGGCCCTCCGTCGCCAGGTGGGAGAAACGTTCAACGTTGCAGAACGCCTCCAGGATATTCGACGTATCCTGGACGAAATTGAAAAACACCTGTCTGGGACAACCACCCCCCCTCCCGCCCCCGCCCCCGCCGCCGATCCCCCGGCCCGTGTGAAGGTGGACTCGAGGATTGATGCAACCCTGGGAGGGGCTGATCCAACCCTCAGAGCATTGCAACTTCCGGATACGTCATGAGGGCCAGGGTGGCGACGAGAATGATGGCAGACGGAATAAACACGGGGTTGGCCATTCCCTCACCCATGTTTTCGAAGGGGAGGATGGACTGGTTTTGATCGCCCACCCAGTGGGACTCCTTCATTTTCATGTAGTCGTCGGCAATCATCTTGGCGTTCGGCCTTTTCCTCTCTGGATCGATCGGGTCCTTGAGGCGCCGCGGGGCGCGGTCCCTGACAAACCTCTTGTCCAGGGAACAGGCCACTATTAGTTTGAATATACATTCGCCAGAACTGGTGGGATAGCGTTCAAAATTTTCAGTCGAGGTGTCATAATAAAACAACTCGACGTGGAAATCTTCAATTATATCAATTAGGACCGTTTGAAATACTGTGTCGCGGGTCGTCTTGATATTTAAATATTCCGGAGGGTTGTCGAAATCCTCTAGGAATATCTGTCCGAACCACGGACCCCCCACGGACGCCGACAGGGAATCCGTGATTTCACCAAATCGCGATGATTTTAACTTGACGTAGAGGATGTGGGGGCGGGTGGAAAAGAGACCAATGTGGGAGGGGTGGGCTGGATTCGGAATCGTGGCACCCGACATAGATATTTTCTCAATCTTGTAGAGGGATCGTGATAGTTCCAGCCGGTAGGAATTCGAATCTGGATAGAGGGAGCGATCCCGGGTCGTGGAGTCCAGCGTGATGATGTGGTCAAACACCCCGGCGAGGCCGGAATCGGGACCGGTCGGTCGCAGATCCAGAGGCTTCTCCTCCGCCTTCTCCACCGGCTCCACGTCCTTCACCTTCCTCGCTGCTTCCTGGGCCGGCACCTTCTCCATGGTTCCTACCCTATGATTCGATTATAATTTCTGGAAATGTTGTGTTGTTTATGGAATTTTTAATGAGCATCAGCTGGAAGCTGGGGGGGTCCCACTCGTCCCAGTAATCGTAGGCCTGGTGGATCAACTCCATGAGGTCGTCGTCGCCCCGAAACAGGGAAAACTTATCGCTATCGAATGCGTCCTGGCGGGGAACGGTGTATGTGGAGAGGTGGCTCAACATCATTTCCAGGGGGATCTCCGTGCTACGGGCGACGTACTTCAGGGCCAGCTCCACGTCGTTGTCGGTGATTGCATTGCGGTTACAGCGCGCCACGTAATATTGTGAAACTATTCCCACCGTCTCCATGAACGGCTTCATGGCCCGCGTTATCTCTGCCCTGACCTGTTCCTCGCAGTTCATTATAATTTAAACCGGAAAAAAAATTCACACCAAGTACCAAGGACATGAAGGGAGTTCATGGCGATACCGGCCTGGCGTCCAAGATGGGCCTCGCTGCGGTGGGTCTACAGGATACGTACATCGCGGGAAATAAACACCCGACGATGCCAGAATTTACTCAATTTACAGAATCCATACCATACTATACTTCCACCAACGTGTATGCCAAGGGGGCCCGCTTCTGGTCGGGGTCCATCAAGTATACCCTGGAACCCATGGGGATGGGGGATCTCCTGACGTCCATGGTTTTCTCCTGTAGGGTGCCATTCAGTCCCTATCCGGTCTTTAGGGATATGGGAAATCGCATTTTCGATAAAATGATACTGTCGGTCATGGGTCGGGAGATTCAATCGGTTTCAGGAGAATATAGTTCTATCTACAATCATAGGAGATCGACCGACTACCAGAAGGCTAACATAACCGGCGAGATGACGAATTTGGGGGTCCACATCGATGAAAGCCCGGGACTCGTGAAACAGAATCTCATATCCTGTCCCGTGCCCTTTTTCTTTAACCCGTACAAGAGCGGCATACCCTTTCCCCTCTGCGCCCTGGGAAATAATAAAATAGACATCGATTTCAATCTTAGGGACGTTTCGGAACTGTATTCCGTGAAACCCCTCACCCCCTCCGACGACACGGGGAGGGACTATGGCTACGAGGACCTCGAATTCTTGGAATTCGATAATTACTTCGACCACGTGGTCATCCAGGAACAAGATAAAGTATTCGCATATCGATCGTCGTGGAACCTGGCGAGGAGTATACGCATCTATGGATCCCTGATCCTGTGTGAGACACATTTTGGAATTGGAAAAAATTATTACGAACTCCTCAAGAGTAACCACCGCGTGAAACCAAACTACAGCCAGAAGTACATGACGACAACGCTATTCGTGAATAACTACAAAAAAAATGAGAAGGGATTCAACAGTGACTCCAACCTGGGGGTGTCGAGCATCGCTCAGCAGTATTTCGGGTTTAGCAACGAGGACCGGTCTAAGATCTACACCGAGGACGACACATATACGACGGGGTGGGTCAGTATTTACAGCACGGCCAGGGTGTCCGTAGGGGTCCCCGCCGCCATTCTCAAGCAGAATGAGAACACCGACAGCGCTGGAATGTGTAAGCTGGTCGAAATCGACCTGAAGGATGTGAAGTTGACCATGGGAATGGCAAATGTCACCGGAGATGAAAAGATGTACCTCCGATCCATTCCCTACTCGTTTTGCACCGACAACGTGGTGGCCGACAAACTCGAAATCGACCTGAATAAGGTATCACATTCTTATTTCTTGAATTCGACCCTCAGCGTGAAGAGCCTCTACTGGTACTTCAGTGCCATCCCCACAGAGGGAGATGTCCAGACCAAGAAGATCAACAATATCATGATGGGGGCCAAGGTATTCATGAACACCGGAACACAGAGGCTGGACACGATGCACAAGGACTTCTTTTCGTATTACATGGCCGCGGTGGAGATGGGCAACAACCTGGGACAGGTATTTAGCTATTCGTTCGTGCAAGACTCCGTCGGAACCGACTTCAGGGGAAAGCTATTCAAGCCCCCCAGGAAGGACAGTTCCGCCATCATTTTTAGCACCCAGCAGACACCCGAGGGATCCAAGAGGTGGTCCCTGTACGTGGGGAGGCTGGTAGACGACGCACACTTTCTTCAGAGTGTTTATGAAAACACCGTACTCGACGTCAATCTGACCAACTTCAGGACCAATCACATCCTGGGGACCCTGAGGATTCCCTACGTCGCCCCGTACGTCGACCCCTTCACCGGGGCGGTCACCCCGAGGAGCTCTCTGGGCATCGGTAAAACCTATTCTGGCCCACCTCTGAACGATGGAAATGTTTACTATACCACGGAGTGGACACAACTCTACAACGGCCAGTGGAAGGTGTCCCTCCCCTCCACGTCATCGTCGATGGGCATAGACGATAGCGGGGTGGCAGACATATCCATCCAGGATCAGGCGGGGGCCGCCCAGCCAGACACCCAGGGGTATGTAAAGATCGGATCCGCCGCGCGGGTCTCGGTGAATACACCGGTCGAGATCAATTTGGAAGCGTTGCTGAATATCATATATCTGGCTCCCAAGGTTATCACGCTGAGTAATGGAAAACTAGATCTCCTAGAGTGAGGTGAAGGGGTTGGACCACAATTTTGTAAGCATCCCGTTCTCGATTCTCAAGACGTTTATGCTTATGGCGTAGATGGTCCCCACCGCGACGGAACCCGTCAGCTGGTAGGAATAGGGGAATTCCAGATCCACCAGGATGTTGGTGGTGGACTGACTGAAGGATACGTATGATGTGGGCGTCTTGTCGTGGGGCTTGGGACAGAAATTAATCGCGTAGTAAACTGAATTGATATCTAGCCGGGGCCCCCCGTCGTAACCACTGTGGAATTGACTCGTCCTCATGAAGTCCTTCGTACAACTGCGACTCGTGGCCAACTCGTTGTTACCGATGACGACCGAAATATTCTTTACGAAATCCCTCTGCAGGGAGGACGGGTACGATTTTCGGGTGAAGTTGAAGGGATCTGACACCACCCGACCCGAATCTTGGTATTCGAATACCAACCCCTTGACGGGGTTTATAATATTCACATCCTTCACCGTGACGACTCCCCCGCCCTGGGTCGTGTGCTGGACGACTTGAATTTCATCCATCACGTAGTCCAGTCGCTTACTCATGAATTCCTTTCGCACAGCCAGGGGCACGTATCCGTACTCGATCCTGAGGCGGGTCGTCAGTTCGTCCACCTCCGTCTGGGGGTCCACGATGTATCGGGACTTGCTGTTGAACTTAACCCTGATCTTCACCTCCTGAAGTCCCAGGGCACACAGGGGCAGGGCCAGCTTGTCCTCGCCGAAGAAGTAGAACGTCAGGGGTATGTTGAGAGTGTAGGGACGGGGGTACTTTTCCACGTCCTGGAAATCCAGTCCGCCGAGGAGGTAATTCATCCCATTACTTGTACTGTCGAATGCACCATTACGCCCCTCCGATGTAATCATCTTCATGTACAAGGTTTTGTGGGTTTCCCGCTGGACGATGGTGTCCCCCACCAGGAGGTCGACGTAGTCGATCAGGAGGTGGCCCTGGTTAAAGGAGGCACTTTCCTCCGGGGTGTAATCCACCTGCAAATAGATGCGGTGCACGAAATCGCCGTGGCGATCCAGCAGGAATTCGTATGTCTCCCCCGTCAATACTTTCTTATTATCAGAATAAAAAATCTGAGTCAGGTGGGGACTGTATCGTTCAAATTTGGCTTTGAAGGGGGTCGATCGCGACATCACGTCTGATATACGCGTCCATAATTTATTCCAGATATTTTCCCCGCGGTGGCGCGTCGAAAAAATTTTCTAGACCCACACTGTGAGTTCAAGCCCGGGTAGCCTCATTCTGAGTGGATTGCCAGGGTAAATTCACACAATTTTCAAACATTTTGAGTTTCTACAACGTGGAATACACACGTTGTATAAACTCTCCCGATCGGACTCGAACCGATAACCTCTCGATTACTACTTCGTAATAACAGTCGAACTATCTGCCAATTGATATACAGGAGAAACAAATTGAATGATGGAAATCAATAAATCCCATGATATACGCCACCAGATTATTTTTCCATATTTTACGCACCCCCGAGAAAATCCACCGAGGAATAAAGTACCAGGGTAGTTTATACAGATGAGGGTTGTTGCCAGTTCAGCCGTGTTCACCCCCGAAAATTGTGTGAGTGCCGTGTCGATCGGGATCAGTGTGTACCAGGCTTACGAGGCCAGGAGGACTATGAAAATTCTTAAACGAATCCACAGGATCGGGTATCGTACCGAACTCACCAGGCGGACACACGCCCTGAAGATTCGCAAACCCGGGGATAAAAATTAGAGGGAGGCTGTCCTGACCCCCCTCACCCGCCTTGCACGCCGCTCCCTCCTCTTTTTATGTTTATCCATGTAATTCTTCATACGCCTGGACAATATCTTGGTGGAACTGTAGAGAGACTTGAATATGCCGACCAGGATTTTTTTCGTCATGGGTGTACCCCTCTTGATCATGTCCTTCAGCTTGATAAGGATTTCGTCGATTTGTGCCTTGGATACGCTTCCGTTGGCCATGATGGCCACCATCGTTAATACAAATGCGAAGGGACCCAGAAAATTGGCGGTCCTGCTCATGCCCTTGCTTAGGCCTTTTACGGTTTTCGATGCATCATTTGAAATCGCGTCAATTACACTTATGGACTTCTTGCTCAGGCCGGTCAGGAGGGATACCGCTTGCATGGGGAGATTCGTTACCTGACGGATCGAATTGGCTGCGACGGCGCGAGATGTTTCCCTGTTCTTCATTTGCTTGTGCTGAGTTTGCTGCTTCATGAGATTAATCGCCACCTTGTTAGAATTCTTGTTCACCGCCAGCGCGAGTTGCTGCAATTCAGTCATTCGATACTTGTGCATGGTATTCAACAGCAACGATTCGTACTCAAATCGCTGCTGGAGATCCCGGGTGGAGAACTTCCTGTTGAAGTCAATTTCCATTACCTGGAGGGCAAAGGCCTTCTGCTGCTGGCGAATGGCGATCATCAGGGAGGGAGCCGTGACCGCGGCTATCGTTGCAAGGAGAAGTGCAATTAATACAGATTGCCTCCTTGCCCCCCTCACCGACCGTCTACCGAAACGCACCACGGCGGAGCGAGAGGGACCGGAACTCGACGCCCTCGACCCGGCGCTCGATTGATTCCGTGTCGAGCGTCTCGTTTGACTCCGCGTCCTCGGAGGGCTCCTCGGAGGGGAAGGGGTATAATTAGAACTACTGTTATTACTACCATAATTCAAATTCGAGAATCTTGGCATTGTCTTATACACTTGAGGAAGAAAATTAATTTTTCTTACTATTTTTTTTACCATCCCAGAATAAGGAATGTCTCTTTATCTTGGAATGGGGACGGTAGCTAGCCCCAACCACCACCTGGAGGCGTCGGGGCCCGTGTTCTTCGAGTCCGTTGAGAATTCCGCCTCGTCCACCGTGGTGCCGCTGGAAGTTCACTCCGACTACTCGACCGTGGTGGGATCCTCTTATCTATCGAGGCAACTCAGGTTTCGAATTACGACCGCGGGGGGTACCATTTTGAGCGCCGATCAGGGGATAGATCAAACCGGAACCTTTTTCTACGTGTCGGCACCGAATTCATCCACGTCGTCTGCGAATCACGACTCGACGTCATTCACTATAAATGCTAATAAGAACGTGGGGATGGGTACGTCGGATGCGAAATCTCGACTGGAAATCAAAGATAACGATGTCATGACCGTGGGAAATCCCTCGGTCACCGACGATAGGCAGTGGGCCATCAAGACGAATGCCAACACGGCGGGGGATTTCAACCTGGTGTGTGGAACCGACTCCGCGTTGACCGCCGTTAGCATCACCTCCCTCAACAAACCCCATCTCACGATCAGGAAGGAGGGATACGCGTCCTTCGGCTTACCCCCCACCCCCGTGACGGACAGGTTGTACGTGGGGGGGAGCCTGAACCTGGAAGATACCCGCTTCGTCTCCACCGCCGCCACGGCCAGCGACAACAGGAAATTTGAGATCCTCCCCACCGCAGGCTCGGCCCTCGATTTCAACATAGGGTCCACCGGCGTGATTGACACCATGCAAATTTACGCGAACACGCTGGCTGTACCCGGAAACCACACGATGTCCCAGAGCTCCGTGAGTTTTGTGGAGACCCCGGTGTTGCCCTGGTCCCTGTCCCTGGGAAATACGAACAATCTTTTCCAGATAACGGGGGCCGATCATAACTTTTCCATCCAGGGTGGGGGGACGACCACCCAGCTGGCATTTGATAACTTCTCGACCGTGAACTTCAATTCCGATACCCTGGTGAATCTAAATGGAAATTACACCTTCAGCACCAACACCAACGCGGCCAGTTTTTTCCTGGACACCTCCTTCACCGGGTGGTCGCTGGAACTCGGGAAGTCGGGGGAACGGGTGGGGGTCACGTACGGGGCCGGGATCTTTTCCGTGTCGCCCCAGCAGACGTGTGGAATCAACCTGGGGTCCACGGTTTCCACCAAGCTGGACATAAATCTCGACACCTCGGGGGGACTGGAGATCTTCAATTTTAACACGAAGTCCCACGAAATCCACAAGAATTCCTCCGGATTCTTTCTGACCTCCTCGGACTGGACGTCGGTGTACGGACTTGGTGATTTCCACCTGGCCAGGGTGGGGACGGTCACCACCGTGACAGAGTCTGGTACGATGGTCCTGGACACGAGCCGGGTGTCTCTGACGGGCAACCTGGCGGTCGAGGGGAAGGTGGGGGTCCGGAAAACCCCAACCGCAGTGGTCGACGTCTTAAATGATACCGGGGCGGACTCCTCCCTGCACGTGCAGAGGCTGGTGGGGGCAGTCACCACCGACCACCTGCGCCTCGACGCGACCGGAAATCTTTCGGTGGGGACGGGGACGGCCTCGGCCTCCCTCCACGTCCAGAACTTGACCGCGGGACAGGAGGTCGCCAGGATCAGCTCCACCACCGGAACCTCCCTCCTATACACGGACGGGGGGCTCCTGGGGGTGGGGGCGGCCTCTCCCCTCGCGGTGACCCACGTTAGTTCCACCGGGGGGGAGGATTCCCTCCTCGTGGAGAAATCGGGCACCAAGCAATTGTATCTCACGGCAGCCGGAAATCTCGGCGTGGGTCCCGTAAATCTCCCCGGAGCCGCCCTGGACATCATCAACGCAAATAACACCCAGTCGGTGGTCAGGGCCCTCACCACCAGCGGGGGATCCATGATTTTCACGGACGGGGGGCTGTTCGGAACGGGAGGGGTGCCCGACGCCCACCTGACAATTCAGTCGTCCACCGGCGCTGCAAATTCGGTGAGAATCGCGAGGAATGGATACGATAACCTGGTGGTGGATTCCGTGGGGAGGGTGGGCATCACCAAGACACCCACCGCCCGCCTCGACCTGCTCAACTATTCCACGGGGGAGGATTCCCTGTGCATCTACAGACGTCCCGGGGGGGTGGCGGGGTCCGTCACCGACACCCACCTGAAAATGGATTCCCTGGGGAACCTGGGACTGGGGCTCACCCCCACGGCTAAACTCGACGTCCTGAATACAATATCGGGTCAGCCCGTCGTCATGGCCCTCACCACGGGGGGCACCCCCCTCACTTTCACGGACGCGGGGCTCCTGGGGGTGGGCACCACGAACCCCTTCGCGGCGATCCACACATCCACCGTGGGCTCGGAGGACTCCCTCCGCGTCGAAAAGGTGGGCGTGACCCACATGTGGCTCAGCAACTCGGGAAATCTGGGAGTGGGGACGCAGTCCACCCCCGCGGCGGCGGTGGATGTCTCGAATCTGACGGTGGGCCAGCCCATCGCCCGCTTTACGAGCTCCCAGGGGGTACAGTCCGCCATAAATGATTCCCAGGAACTGGGGGTGGGGACCGCGAGCCCCCTGGGAACCATCCACGCCCTCAGGACGAACGCGCCGGCCTCCCTCAGGGTGGAGGTGCAGGGGGCCACCACCGGGGCAGCCGGGCACGCGTTCCTGGAGGCCATTTCCTCGAACCTGGGTGAATCCTCCGTGATGTTTAAGGACGACACCACCACCTCCCACTGGTCGTGGGCAAACGAGTGGAATTCCGCCAAAATCCACCTCCGGAGGGATACGGCGAATTTCACTGGAATCCCCTGGATCACCGCGGATTCCGCTGGGGGGGTGGGAATCCTGGAGGCCTCCCCCACCTCCGCCCTGAGTGTCACCAACCCGGGGGGCCTGGGGCAGTCCTTCGACGTCGACGGAAATTTCGTGGTCGACGCGGGGGGGAACGTCTCCGTGAACGGCACCCTGAACATCGTGGGAGATACTTACCTGGTGGGGGATTTCTCCCTCGCGGTGGGTAATCGCATCACGTCGGGGGGGTTCCCCGTGGTGGACGTGGTCGCGGGGACCGGGGCCGACCCCTGTGATCGGATCAGACTGTCGGTCCCCGGGTCGTCCGTGGCGGAATCCTTTGCGAGCCTAAACACGGACGGGACCCTGGGGGTGGGGGTGGATGCAGCCCTAGCCAAGTTGCACGTCCTGAATACGAACCAGACCCGGTCGTTTCAGATCGACGACGCGGTGGTCGTCGATTCGGGGGGCAGCGTCGGCGTGGGCACCCTCTCCCCCACGGATCCCCTCCACGTGGCACTGGAGACCGATATGTCGGGAGTATTGGCATGCCCCACCTCCATCAGGCTGAGCACGACGAATAGGAACCCCACCCTCCACCTGGTCAGGGGGGACGAGAATGACCTCGATTCTGCCACCATCCAGCGGCCCCAGTCGGACTATGGGCTGGACCTGGGGATGGACGGGGTCGACTCGTACCTGGACTTCAACTCCCTGGCGGGAAAAAACAAACAGTTCGATTTCAAGTCGGGGGGAGTCGTGACGACCTCCCTCCTGGCGGACGGCACCGTGGGGATCGGTACCCGGACCCCCCTCGGAATGTTGGAAATTGTGGACGGGACGGGAGCCGGGAGGGACGCCCTCGTGGTGGGGAATACCTTCGTGGATCACACGGGGAAAATTGGGGTGGGGCGACACGTGGCGGGTGAAA